TTTAAAAGGACTCAATAGGTATAAGGAAGATCAATTCAATAGGAGTACCTTAAAGTATACTTTTACGAATAATAGTTATATCGAGTTCTTTTCAACGGATCAACCGGATAAACTAAGAGGCGCACGAAGAACCGACCTCTATATCAATGAATGCAATAACGTACCGTTCGACGCATATACTCAGTTAGCCGTAAGAACCTCCGGAGATATCTGGCTTGACTATAATCCGTCGAGTTTGTTTTGGGTTGATAAAGAAATAATAGGGCAACCGGATACGAACTATATAACCCTAACCTATAAAGACAACGAAGTACTTCCGCAATCAATAGTAGACGAAATAGAGAAAGCAAGAGAAAAAGGTAAGACCTCGACTTATTGGGCTAATTGGTGGAACGTCTACGGACTTGGAAAAATCGGTGCGCTCGAGGGAGTATGTATTCCGGATTGGAAAGAGATTGATAAAATACCAAACGAAGCTAGACTATTAGGATATGGCTTAGATTTTGGATACTCGGTAGATCCAAGTACGATCATTTCTCTTTACAAATGGAACGAAGCCTATATATACGATGAGGTACTATATAAGAAAGGAATGCTCAATAGAGATATTAGTAGATTCTTAACTCAACTAGATATAAAAGAAACTATTGTGGCGGATTCCGCAGAGCCAAAGAGTATCGCCGAACTTCAAGGGTACGGGCATTCTATATACGGAGTAAGCAAAGGAAGAGATTCCGTAGTACACGGTTTAAACCTAATGAATCAAAACGAGATCTACGTTACCTCAAGAAGTAAGAATCTAAAAAGAGAACTAGGAGGTTATATATGGGCTAAAGATAAAGAAGGAAATACGTTACAAAAACCTACGGGGTTGCATCCGGACTGTATAGATGCGGCACGCTATATTTTAACCGATCAATTAGAGAACCCAAATAAAGGAGAATATTATATTTATTAAAAAAAGTTAATAAAATGTTTGTATGTTAAAAAAGTTTTGTATATTTACAAAGTAAAACAAAGACAAATGAAAGTAAACAAAATACAAGAAGGAGTATACAAGATTAAAGACTCAAGAGGGACTTGGATAGCTACGGGTGGTTATGCTACTATGAATGGTAAGTGGACAGCTTTCGATGCTAGTACTCGTGAAGATTGTACAACTTTAAATAATTGGGCAGTACAATTTGACACTTTTAAACAATTAAAAGAATTTGCAAAAAACAATTAATAAAAAGTTTGGTAGTTAATAAAAAGTTTATATCTTTGAGTATAATTAACAAAAATAGAGGTTACTAATCGTTAGATTTTCGTTGAGTAACTAAACAAGACAAAAGAGATTAAACCTCTATTATATTAAAACAAAGACAAATGGAAACTAAAATATTTTATACGGAAACAGGATACGATAGAACAAGCTACATCTTTTTTGAGATGAGAAAGGAAACAAAATGTTTTTATTACTTAGAAGCTATTGGAAAACATAACAACGAATATGGCGTTAATCCAGATAGAACTAAGGTTACGGGAACAGGATTTAGAATCAAAAAAGAAAACAAAAGTTTCATACAATGGAACGGACAATCTTTAAAAGAAAATAGAAACTATACTTATACAGGAGCATAAGAGGGGAACCTCTTTTTTATTAACCAATCAATTAACTATGACAACAAAGAAAAACAATAGAGTAGAAACAAGGATATTAAAAGCTATCTTTAGTAGTAAGAATATAATATTAGGATCAACTTGGGTTTTAACGGCTTACGCTTCAATGTACGCTTGGATGTATTTAATAATGTTTATATTTGAATTATAAAATGCGAGAGGCTTGTTGGTACGAGAATATATATATAGTTCAAAAGCCTATTAGTCGAGGTACTAAAAAGGGAGGTTACGACGTAAAGATTAATATAGATTACAAGGGTAAGAATACAATCGAAGGTAACCAAACCTACCAACAAAACTCAATCGAGTTAGAAGATAAAATAGAAGAGGCGTATAGATACGCTTATAAAAGGTTTATATTAGGAGAATAGTTTGGGCAGCTACAAATGTCCGTTTCATTTTGTTAGTAGGATTAGGGGAGCTTACCTGACTAGGTTCCTCTTTTTCTATTTATACAAATAAGGTTTAATTTTATTATATATATATGAAAGTACAGATAACCGTTCCGGATAGTTTAAAGGATATTAAGCTCGATCAATATCAAAGGTTTGAAAAGCTAAATACCGAAGAAAATAAAGACACTTCTTTTATACTTCAAAAAATGATTGAGATCTTTTGTAACCTTAATCTAAAGGACGTAGCTAATATTAAGTTTAGAAGTATTCAAGAAATAACAAAGCATCTTAACGGGGTATTTGACGTTAAAACAAATCTTACCTCAACGTTTAAATTAGGTGGAAAAGAGTTTGGATTTATACCTTTGCTAGACGAAATAACTCTAGGAGAGTATATCGATCTCGATACCTATCTAGGAGACTGGCAAAAAATGAATAACGCTATGAACGTTCTTTATAGACCAATAACTTTTAAGAATAGTACTAGATACAATATAGAAGACTATAAGGAAAGCGATAATACCGAACTCCTAAAAGATATGCCTTTAGATATCGCAATGGGTTCCCTTGTTTTTTTTTGGAATTTAAACAACGAACTATTACAAACTACCCTGAAATATTTGAATCAAGAGGCGAAGAAAATGAATATGGATCAGCGGCTGGTTTTGGAAAAAAGTGGGGTTGGTATCAATCAATCTATGGACTCGCTCAAAAAGATGTTACCAAGTTTGATGATATTACAAAACTAAACGCTAATAAATGCTTTATGTATCTAGCCTTTGAAAAGGAAAAGATAGAATTAGAAAAAAAACAAATAAGAAGTAAATGAAAGGATTCTACAACTTAACGGATAAATTAAAAGATACTTTACTTGCAGAACCTTTTGTTAATACGGTTACTTTCGGAAGTATAGACGAAGTAGACTTAAACAAACAGACGATCTTTCCTTTATCTCATATTACGGTAAACAATACAACCGTAAATAGTAAGACCTTAACTTTTAACGTTAGTATCCTAGCAATGGATATAGTCGATATAAGTAAGGAAGCGACTACAGATATATTTGTAGGAAACGATAACGAACAGGACGTATTAAATACTCAATTAGATTTATTAACTAGAATTATAAATATCCTTCAACGAGGTAATCTCTTTACCGAACTTTACCAAGTAGAAGGAGACGTAAGCTGCGAGCCTTTCGTAGATAGATTCGAAAACAAACTAGCCGGCTGGGTTGCAACCTTTGACGTAATAGTCCAAAACGATATGACGATATGCAATTAAAGGAAGTAAATAAAACTCTTAATCAATTCGGTAAGTACGTCGTTTCTCAATCAAGAGCAAACTTAACGCGAGGTAAAAAAAACAATACTAAAAACCTATGGGATAGTATAAATTATACTTTAGATCAAACAAGCGCAGGACCACGTTTATATTTTGAAATGGACGATTACGGTATGTTTCAAGATCAAGGAGTAAAGGGTAAAAACCCTAGCCTAGTAAAGAACGGGAAACAAAAAGCCCCGAATAGTAAGTTTAGTTTTAAGAATAAAATGCCTCCGCTCAAACCTTTAATACAATGGGCTAAAAGTAAAAATATAAGACTAAGAGATAGTAAGGGAAAGTTTAAAAAAGGAAGTTACCAAACAATAGGATTTATATTACAAAAGAGAATATTTGCTCAAGGTATAAAACCTAGCTTATTTTTTACTAAGCCTTTTGCAAAAGAATTTAAAAACCTACCTCCGGAGTTAGGTAATAGTTTCGGAATAGATATAGAAAAAATATTAAGTTAATATGAGCACAAAGATAAACGCAAGGAGTCCCTTTTTTATAAGTTATACCGAACCGGTTAAGCCTTTAGTCGCCTTGACCTGTACGTTAATAGATGCCACAAGTTTCGCCGTAGGCGTTCAAGGAGAGATAACATTACCTAATATAGCTTATGGAACTTTTATAAGTATTACAAGTTCAAGTAGTGATTTTGCTAACGGTAAATGGGCAGTAGTAGCTTCACCAACTACAAGATCTATGATCGTAAGGGTCTTAGTACCTTCCGGATTTTCTAACGCCGGGGCTTATCTAGATTGTACCGTTACGGCAAATCAAGTAGTTGCTTCTTGTGTAAATAGAATTACTTTAAATACTCCAATATCAGACAAAACTTTATCTGTCTTTGGTTATTCGACTACAATAACATTAAGTGATAATTTTAGTATAAGTGCAGGCACATTGGCTTACAAATTAGGACAAAATTCTTTTTCGGAGTTTGATTTGTCTTTACAAGCGGGAGTAGTAACTATAACAACAAAGACAACGGCGGGTGTATTTCCTGTTGTAATTGTTGCTTTTAGTTCAACAGATAGTACTACTTGCGAGGTTGTAGATAGTTTTAACGTAACCGTAAATAATGCAGGGACATTTAGTTGTACAACTGCAAACCTTTTAGGAGGAAATATATCGTCGGCAGGTGTATTAACGTTACCAAATTCGGTTGGTTTAATTACCAAGACGATGGAATCAAGTGGAGGTAATCCAGTTACAAGTGTAGCTGCTAACGGTGCAAGTGGATCAATTAGTAAAACTTTATTTTATGCCATAACAGTACCAACAGGTTTTGCAAATGCAGGTGCGAGTGTTGAATGTAGTGTATCTTATACTCAAACGTCAAACGTAGTAACTCCAACATTAGCTTGTAATTTAATTGATTTTGATGATCAGGCTATTTTAACATCAGGAGTTGTATTGCCCGGAACTTTAGAAGATCATAATAGTTTTGCATCAGGTAGTTTGGATTTAACCGACTTTAATTATACCCCTAAAAGTTTTGCAAAAGTTTCAAGTAATACAGACAGAGATGTTACATATTCAATAACAGTACCTAATGGGTATTCAAACGCGGGGGCTACTTTAAGTTGTGTTTACGAAATTTTACAACCTGCGGACGTTAATTTTATAGATTGTAATACAA